TACAGTCTGATTTATGCAATATTCGTGAGTACAACGAATCATGCCAATTAGAACTACAAGAAGATCTACCCACTAGCCAAGACAAGGGCGAGAATGTCTTGGGAAAACAGGATCATGGATAAGACAGACTGCTGGTCAATGCCACTGGATCAATCAAAATTCGACCATACTGTGGAGCACTGGGTTACGGTGCAATTCACACTCAAAATGCTGGAATGGATGTAGATATAATACGATCCCAAACTAGTCCAGATGCTCACCAACGGTCACAGAATACATGTCGGCGAGTAGAGCTGGATAGTAAACAAGGGGCTGTTGTCTGGAATAAAGATAACGAGTATTATAGGTTCGATAACTAACCTCATGTACATCACCACCGTATCGGAAGTGCTGAAAACCAAGTAACAGGACGAAGACCGTGTGGCAGGAGACGATGGATAGATATTCACGCAGAGCGCATACGAAAGTATTGCCATCCTGAGACTATGCAGAGAAGAGGGCTTGCTGATATCGCCAGCCAAAAACAGGATATCGCCACCGTGCAACGTGCACTGCGACTTCTTACAGGTGATGTACCTCTAGACAAACATGATGACGATTGGAAAGATAGGGCGAATAGTTCATTCACTCTTCTTCAAAAAACCATGGCAGAAGATAAACAAATGGTGGGAAGGCCAGGCGATAGAGCCAGACACCTTTGGAGATCTTACAAATGCACAGAGGCGTATATACCAGAAGTAAGCATTATGGCGGACATGGATGTTCACTGTCAGAGCACAGTAAATCAAATTTGTCATGACGACAGCCAATAGAGGCTCAACTTCAGAGCGACGACGCTGGAAGACGTGGTCAGGACAATGTCAACACCAACGTACGCCAACGGCTACTACGAGCCAAGAATGCGAAGGGAGTCAACGCTCGACGTGCAAGTCCACTAGATATAACAAAGGGAGGATGGTCCTACAATGTCACCGGAGAAGAAGATGGTTGTTAAGATTGCCAAGAAGTTTAGAATACAGACGGATAAATCCCAGCAGGACCAGTTGCTCCAACTGGAGAGGAGATCTAAGGATCTGAAGACCAACCTGAGATTCCTGTCTGATTTCAAAGCTGATCTGAATCAGAACTGGGGTGAGGTAAAGAAAGTCACTTCTATCGCCCAGAGAGTCTATCTCAAAAACAAGTTCTAGATGCAGATCGCCAATGGCATATTCTTTGAGTCTGAGCGTAATAGTGTGGCAGTAAGTTTCACTACCAACGAACAAAGACCAATCAAATTTATGACGCGAATTTTGGATGCAGTAGACCCGAATGAGGATTTCGGGAAACAGCTAGAACCAGAACTTCCGTTCTTTGTGTCCCAGTCTGATTTCAAAACTCTTTTGGAGCAGGGATACACATCCTGGCAACAGGACTCTCTGAAAAGATAGCGTGCGACTGAGAGGGTAAGGTTCGAAATCTTCCAAAAGGGTCTGTCCATGAGATCGGACCAGATACAAACCGCACCGTGGAGGGCTCAACGCACTTAGCAAGTGCTGGCCAACCTACTTTTCAGAAACATCGAGGAGCCATCGTGGCGAACGCTTGACACTCTTCAAGCGAGAGCAGCGCTGATCGAATCGAGATTCATGGCTTGATTGCGGTGTCAAAACCGTGTCAGGCAGTGATACTATGCACTTCCCTATATGTTGTGCTACTTTTAATTGATCAGTTGGTTCAACTGATTAGCTAGATGGTAATGTTTATTAGTGCCAAGCTAGTGAGGCCCATTGCGTGTAACGTCGTGGGTATCCAGACCAACGAGTGACGTTGGTCACGCACCTTGTATATAAGGCTGTCTTCCGACCCTAGGGAGACTGGTGCGG